CAACGGCCTGGAGGCCAATTTCTCCCTGGCCTCGGACCGTATCCCTGTGCTGGGCGAACTCACAGCAAGGGGGTGACGGCATGGAGCGGAAGCTAATCGACTATCTGCCCTATGTAGTCCGGGAATACGGGGAATTTCAGGCGGCGATGGCCGGAGAACAGCCGGAATTTGAACGGGCTTGGCAGTCTGCGGACACGCTGCTGGAGGACCAGTTCGTTTTCACGGCCAGCAAGACGGGCCTGTCCCGCTGGGAGCAGATCCTGGGCATCGTGCCAAGGTCTGCTGAAAGTCTGGAAGACCGGCGGCTCCGGGTCCTGGGCCGGCTGAACGAGGAACTGCCCTACACCCTGACCCGCCTGCGGGAGATCCTTCGGGCCCTCTGCGGCGAGGGGACTTTTAGCGCGGAGATCCCCCCGGGACAGTATGTGCTGACGGTGTGTCTGGACCATGCTGTGCGGAATAAGCTGGCCGATGTACGGGCGGTGCTGGAGCGGGTCTGTCCGGAAAATCTGCTGCTGTGGCTGCGCACCCGGCTGGCCGTGGCCTTCCCTAACCCCCAGGACCGTTTCCTGCTGCGCAAGCTGTCCTTCGCCTACCATATACGCAGTTATGGCGGGACATTCATTGTCCTGGATGGACAGCGCAGGCTGGACGGGACCTGGAAGCTGGGGCAGGCGGCGTCGGGGGCGCGGATGTTCCGTATCGCCTGCCGCGCCATCCTTTCGGAGAAGGAGGTTTTTCAGGCGGGGATTTGGGCGTGCAGGACGGCGGTACGGACCCCGCAGCGGTGTACACTGCCCAGCCTGCACGCCCGCCCTGCCGTCCCATGGCAGACGGAAGAGGTGCTCTCCGTCCCCAAGCTCCAGGTGCAGAGTGCATGGCGGGAGCGGCAAGCCTTCGGGGCGGGAGTGTCCTGGAACGGCGGCAGGAGCCGGAACCAACAGCGGTTAGAACAGCCGTCCACGAGGGTTGCCGGGACCTTCCAAACCCCGGAAGCCCTATCTGCCCCCAGGATTCACATTGAGACAACCTTCCAAACGAAGGAGCACTTCAGCGGCACGCTGACCCGGGATCAGACCTGGTCCTTCGACGGGACGTACCGCTGGGACGGCACAAAGCAATTCAACGCGGGAATCACAAAGGAGGATTTGTAATATGGCAGAAAACAACAACACTGTCATCACCGATTATCGCAGAGAGGCCCTCTGCAAAATCACCAGCGGCGCCCTGAGCAAACTCCCAGCCGTTAGTCATGTGGCGTTCGGAGACCAGGGCGTCAACGAGGACGGCAGCGTCAAGCCGCCCAGCGGCGCCCAGACAGCCCTCAACCATGAGGTGGGACGCTATGAGGTAGGGACAGCGGAGTATCCCATCGCCACCACGGCCCGTTATACCGTAACCATCCCCGCCGAGGATTTGCCCGGAGCCCTGCTCAGCGAGGCGGCCCTGGTGGACGATGAGGGGAACCTGTGCGCCATCCGCAATATGCTGCCCAAGGGCAAGGATGAGGATGTAGAGTTTACGTTCACCTTCGACGATGAGTTTTAAGGGGGTGGGCGTATGGCAGAGCAGAGCTATGAACTCTCCAAGGATCCCGTTTACAACGAAGCGATCCGCAAGCTGCAAAACACCGATTTTGCCGATGCCTTTACCGTGTTCAATCCGCTGATCCAGGCGATTTTGGAGAACATCCATGCGGTAAAGCTGCTCACCGAGCAGAAGGCAGGCAGCGATGCCATGGACGGTGCGCTGGCCCAGCAGTCCAAGGCCCTGGATACCCATGCCAAGAATACGACGCTCCATGTCACCGCCGCAGAGCGGAGCAAATGGAATGGAAAAGCTGAGGCATCGGCCCTCAACACCCACGCCCAGAACACAACGCTTCACGTCACCGCTGCGGAGCGCAGCGCCTGGAACGCAAAGGCGGCAGGCAATCATACGCACAGTTATCTGCCTCTCTCCGGCGGTACCTTGACAGGGAATCTTCGGCTGAAAAACAGCGGGAATTACGGGTTGAAGCTGAATTTCGGGGACAGCGATTACGTGTACTTCTACGAGCCCACGGATGACTTTTTGGAAATCAAAGGCTCTCGAGGCATCGCCCTGAACGGGACCGTAACCAATACAGTTCCCACCAGCCTGAAGACCAACGAAGTGAAGTTCGTTTATTCGTGAGGTGAGCCTATGGCGAGCAGCAGTGGAGTAAACGGCATTGTGCGTCCGGTGTCCACCACTTATGTGGGCGTAAATAACGTGGTACGGGCAGCAAACCGGAGCTATGTGGGCGTGGCGAACGCTGTGCGTCCGGTGAACCGGACTTATGTGGGGGTTTACGCGCCGTTCACGGAGGTCCGGGTCGTGCTCAATTCGATCAGCATTCAGACCATCAACACCAGCAGCGGCGATACCACCGGATATGTCACTCCGGCAACCCTGGCCAACGCCCGGAACTATGCCACCCTCACCATCGACGAAGCCAATCGGATTCTTGCGGTCAAGGCGGACCACGGCGGTTATGGGGTCATGCTGGGCTTTACGGTGTATGCTGTGAGTGGGAATCAGGTGCTGCTGCAGTCTGCCCTGAGCAGCGTGGAGAGCTTTTCCATGGTGGTACCCTATCAGGCGTGGTACGGCGGCAGTCAGGCGGAGGGCTGGTGCAGCGGCTTGCTGCTGGGCTACCAATTTCATCCCGACGGCTGGCGCAATTCCTTTTATGAGAATAAAACGTTCACGAAGGAGACCGTCACGTCAAGCAGCGGGCAGATATTCAACGCCCTGAAATACGGCGGCTACACCGTGGAGCAGATGACTTTTCCGGCCACAGCCAAGGTCAACGGCTTAGATATCCCGGTTACACTTGTCAATCAACTGAGCTAAGGAGGACGATCATCATGACACTTACATTGAAAGACGGCACCACCCTGCCCCTGCTGGGGGTTCACGGACGGACCATGAACTACGAAGGGGTCCTTCGGGACAGCCTGCTTTTCCTCATGGACCCGGAAAAAATCTCGCTGGAGCAGGCTATGGAAGCGTTTACGCCGGGACAGTGCGCTGAGATCCGGCTCATGGACGAGACGGACCGGCGGCAGGAGGTTTTTGTTCATGAGCACTATACCATCCGCGTGGAGGTGGGCCAGGGCTGCAAGGATTTCGCCCTGTCCGGCAGCGTCACGGAGCTGGAACAGGTCCCGGCGGTTTATGTCCGTATGGCCCAGAGTACCCAGGCGGAGCGGCAGATGCAGGCACAGCAGGAGACGTTGGACGCGCTGGTGGTCAGTGCGCTGGAAGGTTGAGGAGGGATACACCATGTTTGAGACCATTCGGAGATTGTATCAGAGCGGGAAGCTGACGGCAGACGGGGTGGAGGCTGCAGCGGCGAAGGGGTGGATCACCCAGGAGCAGGTGCGGGAGATCGTGGAGGGTAGCTATGGCGGATGAGAATTATACACTCCCGGAGGTGCCGGTTTATCGTGAGGCCATTCGGAAGATCCTCAACGAGGACCCGGTGAATGCGGAGGAAGTGCTGAATCCGCTGGTGCAGGCGCTGTTGGAGAACGTCCACTTTGTTAAGCTGCTGGCGCAGACGAAGGCGGAAAGCGACGCACTAGACGAACACGTGGGAGACGATACCGCCCATCTTACCGCTGCGGAGCGCAGCGCCTGGAACGGGAAGGCAGAGGGCAATCACAGTCATACGGCGGCGGACGTGGGGGCGATCCCAACAGGACAGAAAGGAGTGGCAAGTGGTGTCGCTACTTTGGGCACGGACGCGAAAATCCCGGCGGCGCAGCTGCCCGCGATGAACTATATCCCTACTAGTCAAAAGGCCTCGGCCAACGGTGTGGCGACGCTGGGGGCGGACGCGAAGGTACCCAAGGCTCAGCTCCCCGCCAGCGAGGGCAAGCGCGTTGCCCGCTTCACCGTGGGCACCAGCACATCAGGCTGGACGGCGGACCAAGTGGACTACCTCTGCGACGGCACAGACGACCAGGTAGAAATCAACGCCGCTATCACGGCCCTTCCGTCTACGGGCGGTGAGGTAGTTATACTGGATGGAGTATATAATATTTCAGCGCAAATTAAAATTAACAAGGGAAATACCAAGCTATCTGGAAATTACGGAAGTACTATACTTACACGAATGTATAATAACTACCCTCCTACGTACTATAGCTATGGCTTAATTTTAATTACCGAAAGAAACTGTTGCGTTCAGTTTTTAACTGTTGATGGGAACAGTGACGCTTTTACCGGGACATATAACGATGGAATTGAAGTTTCTGTTGACGGGTGGAATAGCAAAGTAATTAACAATATACTTCTTAACAGTAGAAAAACTGGAATTAATGTAAGTGGTGATGCTGCGACTTTAAATGGGAATATATGCATCAATAATAATATTGGCATTAGTGCTTATGGGCATCTAACTAGCATAATCGGAAATATTTGCAAGGGGAGTGGTTATGGTATCAGTTTAAATAACGATTGCGAAGCAGTTGTAATCGGGAATATATGCAATGAAAATGAAACGGGCATTGATCTTTCGGGACCTTCGAGTCCAGTAGTAGTTGGGAATATGTGCAAGGATAATTCCGAGGCCGGGATTTATATGAGCTTTTGCAACCAGAGTTTAGTAATTGGAAATGTTTGTATTCGAGGTGAGGGTACCCAATCGGATTACACTTCAGCACAAAATACTATTTATGTACACGGAAACAACAACCTCATCGTCGGAAACAACATCATGGGAAAGAACTACACCAACTCTGGCACAGGTAACACTTTCGCCAACAACAAGTATCAGTAAGGAGGGATACCATGCTTCGAATGTACGGCAGAATCGTGCAGATTTTGCGTTATCAGTCCACCAGCACCGACGGGCGGGAGCCCATCACTCATTACGCCCCCACGCAGGAGGAAGCCGCCGCCCTGGGCGAGAACGTCCAACCCCTCCCCCTGGAGGCCGACGCCTGGATGGATGGCCTGGAGGTGGCCGACGTGCCCGACACCATGGCCGAGGCCCTCAAGATCCGCGACATGGGCCAGACGGCCTATCTTGCCCTCCTGAAACGCCAGGAGCAGCAGGCCCCGGAAGCCCTCCACGCCGCCAGCGCGGACCTAATGGATCTGATTGTGGATCAGGAGGTCCGGCTGACCATGCTGGAATTGGGGGTCACGGAAGGGGGTGAAATCTGATGCTGTATCGTACCTTGAAGCGCCTCATCGACCTGAGGCGGACTGACGGTCTGGCGGAGAAAATCGACGTTTTCTACGCCACCGGCAAGCTCACCGAAACAGAGTACAACGAGCTGACGGGGATGCTGGCCGTCTGAACGACATATCTTGCAGAACAAAAGAGAAAGGCAGGTAGTACATCATGAAAACTGGATTTTTAACGGGTGTTGGCGTGGTAGGCAGCGCCATTGCCTCCCTCTTCGGCGGCTGGGACGCTGCCATTGGGACACTGCTCATTTTTATGGGCATCGACTACGTGACGGGCCTCATGGTGGCGGGGATCTTCCATCACAGCACCAAGACAGAGACAGGTGCGCTGGAAAGCCGCGTCGGCTGGAAGGGATTGTGCCGAAAGGGCGTGACCCTGCTGATCGTTATCATCGCCCATCGGCTGGATCTGATGCTTGGCACGACGGTGATCCGGGACGCGGTGGTGATTGCCTTCGTGGCCAATGAGACCATTTCCATCGTGGAAAACGCGGGGCTGATGGGGGTGCCTATCCCGGCGGCGCTGACAAAGGCTATCGACGTGCTGAACGCTAAGGCCAACCAGGAAGAGCGAGATCATGAGTAACACAGGAAGGAGATTTTCTCGTGAATAAGAAAGAAAATGTGTTCTATCAGAACCGAAAAACCATCCAGGCTATCTGCAAAAGGGATGCTTGCGACGTTGGCGTAGGTACGTCCAAGTTTATCCACGAGGCCCAGCTGACCGGCTATCACGCCGATCTAGACGATTGGCAGGCGCTGTGCCGGGCGTACATGATGGACAAGCAGCGTACCCTGGCTGACCTTTTCCGGTGAGGTGGCTTCGGTGAGCAACAGCAAATTAGTCAGCTACACCAAGCTGTCTCCCAACTGCACCCACCCCCGGCGGCACGCCATCGACACCATCACCATCCACTGCATGGCGGGGCCGCTGAGCGTGGAGGGCTGTGGGGCAGGTTTTGCGGACCCCAAGCGGAAAGCTAGCAGCAACTATGGCATCGGGCCCGATGGACGGATTGCCCTCTATGTGGACGAGGGAAACCGCTCCTGGTGCAGCTCCAACGCCGCCAATGACCACCGGGCTGTGACCATTGAGGTAGCCAGCGACAGTAAGCATCCCTACGCCGTGACAGCGGCAGCTTACAACGCCCTGATTGACCTGCTGGTGGATATTTGCCAGCGCAATGGAATCCCACGGCTTCTGTGGCGGGGAGATAAGACCCTGGTGGGGCAGGTGGACAAGCAGAACATGACGGTGCATCGGTGGTTTGCCGCTAAGGCGTGCCCAGGGGATTATCTCTACCAGCGTCACGGTCAGATCGCCGCCGCTGTCAATGCACGGCTGAAGAACGGACAGGAGGACAAGAGCATGGATATCGACGCATTGATCGAGCAGATGACCCCGGAGCAGGCGTATCAGCTGGCCCAGAAGGCGGAGCTTCACGCTAAGGCCCTGCCGGAACCGGAGTGGAGCCGGAAGGAGGGCCACTGGCAGCGGGCTGCTGAGGCTGGTGTCATGGACGGAACTGCCCCGGAGCGGTACGTCCGCCGGGATGAGCTGGCGGCGGTCCTGGGCCGAAAGGGCCTGCTGTAAGGACGCAGAGCGACCCCGGTACGGTGTATTGCCGTACCGGGGGCGCTTTTCTTTATTGCACCTCCCTGGGGCAGCAGGCCCTGACATATTCATAGCCCTGAATGGCGGCCAGGCTCCGCAGGAGCCGGTAGACCTCGCCGTTCAGCATCGGGTTCAGATGCTGGCTGTTCTCTTCGTTGACCAGGATGTCCTCAGCCACGGCGTCCTCCATGGGGAGGGTGATGCAGCTCTCGGCGCTCTCGCTGGCGTTTTCCATGCGATAGGTGATGTTGATCTTTTTCATATCGTAATCCTTTCTGCCTTCGTGACCTCCGGGGCGGGCTTTATATTGATTAGTGCGCGGCAGAAATGTAAGCAACCGCGAAAATTTCAGAGAGGACTTGGACAATGGAGAAGCTGCAGGCATTCGCTCTAGTGATTTGCAGCGTGGCAGCGATCTGGGCGTCAAATTCCGCCTTTCGATTTTCCACCGTGGCCCGATATGCTTGCCGGTCCTCGCCTGGATGCCAGGCCGCCCAGGTCTCGTCGTCCTCACGGTCGTCTGTGGCAGTGGCGGCCATCCACGCCTCAAGCGCCACATGATTTAGGCGGATGGTGAAGGTCTGAACCGTATAGGTCTTTCCGGAAACATTGTCCAGGAACTCACCCGCGGAAATAACCTCGACCGCGAAACGGTCAGTCTTAAAAATCTCATTTGCCATGTCTTTTCCTTTCTGCACTCGTAACCTCCGGGGCGGGCCTTGTTATCAGTCGTAGAAGGGCCGCATCTTGCCGTTCCAGGCTTCCCACTGCCACTCCCCATGCCCTGCACTAAAGCGGATGTAGTGGTAATCCGTGGCGCAGTAGATAGGGCGGCGGTCGATTTTCTTTCCGGTCC